GATATCCATACAGAATTTAGAGCATTGAATATTGAAGTACCTACTGAAATGGAAAAGAGTGCAGAAGGTTTTGGTTCTTTCTTAGAGGAATTAGTAGATGATGAAAAACGAGAAACACCTGAAAAGCCTGTTGACAGGTAAAGGTGGAATAGATTCACGACAATTAGAGAAAGTCTTCGCTAAATGTAGAGACGATAAAGAAAAAATGCGCAAATTAGTACAAGCTTTTTGTACAGCGTATTTAATAGACAACAAACAAAGACCTCTAAGGTTAAGACCTTTACAAGAGGATATAGTTTTAGAATGTTTAATCAATCGTACTAATGATGATAAACAAAAAAAGTTAGCAATTTTAGCACCACGAGGAAGTGGGAAATCTTTCGCTTTGTCAGTAGCAGTTACTATATATATGTTTTTTAATAGGTTTAGAGATTTAGTATTTATACTGGCTCCTACAGAAGACCAAGCCGCTTTAATTTTTAATTATGTTTATAGACATTTTGCTGATAACACTTTTTTAAATGGATTAGTAGCAAATTATAGATTTCATAATAAGCCCAACATAACACTTAAGGGGGGCACAGTTATGAGAAGAGCTCCGTTAGCGCCTAGTAACCAAGGACAAGCTATACGAGGCCAACACCCTACATTCCTAGTAGTTGATGAGTCTCCACTCATCGACGACAAATTGTTCATTGACAATGTAGAGCCTGCTATTGTATCGAATAAAGCACCATTTATAAATCTTGGAACACCAAAGTCCAAAGATAATCACATGTGGAGATATTTGTATGACGACGGGTATGCAGATACTTTTACTAGATTACATTATACTTGGCGTGATGCTGTGAAAAAAGGAGAAGCTTACTCAGCACCCTACACTGAAGAAGAAATGTTAGATAAGATGATGGAATGGGGAGAAGACTCTATCTACTGGAGGACAGAGTATGAATGTGAGTTTGTAGAGTCTGTAGCGAATATATTTACTCCAGAAAAAATTAAGAGGTGTTATGATGATTACGAACTTATTAGACTTGATGGGGATGGAAAGCAGAGAGGAGGCAACATTACTGTTGGTGTTGACATTGGCAAATCTGTTAACTCTACTGTTATTAGTGCATGGTCCCTTGATAAGTCTGACACAGAAAATATTGCTAGACTTGTTTACCTTGAAGAAATTAATGCTAGAACTGGTGGACACGATATTCCATACCAACGTCAACGTATTATGGATGTTACCAATGAGCTTGGTGCTAATAGGCTTATTGTGGATTGTACCGGTATTGGTGGTGCGGTTGAGCAAGACCTTAGATTAGCTTGTTTGGACTCTAACGTACATTTTGTACCCTTTATATTTACAGGGGGACCAAAAGGAACTAAGACACAAATGTATAGAGATTTCCAATCATATATACAACAAGATAGAGTTAAAGTGCCTAATCCTGAAAATTTAGAACCAGATATGGCTAAATTGATACATAAGTGGACTAGAGAGCATATAGAACTAGAATATACCATGGATGCTGCTAATAAAACAGAAAAAATAGCTGCACCAAGTGGTAAACATGATGATTATTGCGATAGTTCGGCTATGGGAATACATGCGACTTTGTCTATGTTACCGATGTCAGGTAATTTCGGACAGTCAATAGTTTCACGTCCTATTAATAAAAATAGAATGAATAGAGGAAATCATTCAAATTCTCCACTTTTTACAACTTCTAGACGTAAAGTTACACTAAACAAGCACTCTATAGGTGGAATGTAACAAAAACTTTATATACTCATAAATAGTAAATTATAAATAGCCATGTCGTTTATAGATAATATTAGACGTCGTTTTGCTGTAACAGGCAGCAATCCTACGTACAAAGAAGACGACCCACGAAGTTACGGTGCGGGAGTAATTCAAAGACTCAAGATTAATCGAGGATTTGGGTCTCAAGATAAAGACTACGAACCACACATAGGTAAAAATAGAACATATATGAACATATATCTTTCTGACCCTATAGTTCGAACTTTAATCGATTTACCGTGCTTATACGCTGTAAAGGATAATTTTGATATTGTTACAGCTGACGATAACGTGAGGGAAGAAGTAGAAGAAATGTTCCGCGATATTAATATAGAACATATATTATATGGTTGGGTAAGAAATGCACGTATTTTTGGTACAGGATATTTAGAATGGACAGGAGATAATTTAGTTCTTAGGTCTAGTCAGAATATGTTTGTTAAGAGAAATGAGCACGGACAAATTATGTACTACTATCAAAAAGTAGGAGATGATGAAGAGAGTGTTCGTTTTGAAGAAGATGAAATCATAGAATTAAAGAATAATCAATTTGATGATTTTGCTTATGGATTATCTGATATCCACCCAATTATATATTTAGTTGATTTGAAAGACTATGCAGAAAGAGATATAGGTGCTGCTCTTAATAAGTATGCCTCAAGTAGGTTTGATGTAAGTGCAGGATTACCTGATATGCCTTATGGTCCAGACAAGATTAACGAAATAGTAGAAGCATTTAATACTTTAGCACCCGGTGAAGATATTATCCATGGTAACGACATTGTTATTAAAGAGTTACAAGGTTCACAGAGAGCATTTGAATATGGTAAGTATACAGATGATATTTTAGATAAAATACATGTAGCTCTTAAAACACCTAGAACTATGTGGACAGACCCAGAGAAAGCACGACCTATCTTTGAACCATACGTAAGATACTTACAAACAATGATAGAGGGTGCACTAAATGCCCAGCTTATGCCTCAATTAGAAAAGGGAGAGGCTAAGTTTAAATTTAGGCAAATTAACGTTGATGACGCATTTACTAAAGCTAAGACTGATATGATTTACTTATCAGAAGGCGTATTGTCGCCGGGAGAAGTAAGAGAGGAAAGAGGACTTAATGCAGAAGGAGTAGCAACATTAGATATGGAAACTTCTGAAGATATTAAAGCTTCACCTATCGTAGCAGAACAAACTGATAAAAATGTAAATATATCTGGAGGAAAGGACCAAGATAAAAAGGAAGAGTCCTCTAGAGCACAGAACAGGGGCAACAAGCCCTCCGCAAACGCAACAGGAGATAGAGCATGACATTTGAAAAATGTATAATACAAACTAAATCAAACCTGAAGAAGAGGGGTTTTGATAACCCTGAAGAGATAGCAGCTGGCATGTGTACCATGTGGGCTGAAGAAAATGGCGTAGAGCGGGCATTTGCAGAGGGCAAGTCTATAGAACCCACACAGAGAACATTTGCGTTATCTATGGGTGAAGGAGACGATTTGACATTTTCCAGTGATGAGGGAATAGACTCTGTAGAATTCCCAGTAATCGCTATTACATCCGGACCTCACGAATATGAGGTAGACGGAGAAGAACATAAAGTTTATATTGAAGGAGGTATGTTGAAGGACAACCTAGAAAAGTTCTCAGAACTCCCGATTTATATTGACCATCAAAGAACAGCTGAGGATTTAATCGGCATGGCAACGAAACCTGAGCTAATCGAGATGGATAATGGAAAGACTGCAGTGCAGATGCTGGCAACAGTATCTAATCAATATGGCCGCGGTCAAGAAGTGATGGACAAAGTCAAGGACGGGGACATGACTCATGTTAGCATCGATTGGTTTTCAAACGATGTTGATGTGATGGGTGACACATACGCCACCAACATTCGTCCCACAGAGGTAAGTTTCATTGACAATGAAAAAATGGACCCCGTCTGTAAAGAATGTACAATAGAAGAAGGAAAGGAATGTGACGCACAAGTATCTGAAGATGACCACGACTGTGGTTGTGGTGGTGAAGAAGACGCGTGTGCCTGTGAAGACGGGAGAACAGAGGTAGAAAATATGTCAGAAGAGACAAAAGAAACAACTGTAAAATCCGAAGCAGAGAACATTGTCGAACGCGAGTTCGCTTCTCTACGTTCACAGCTTGAAGCAGCAGAAGCATCAAAAAAAGAAATCGAATCCGAATTCAAAGCAGCTATGAAAGAATTAGAAACTTTCAAAAAAGCAGAAGAAGAAAGATTAGAGAAAGAAGCAGAAGCTAGAAAAGTTGAAACAGTAGAAGCAATAATATCCCGAGAAATCTTATTTGGCTCAGTCGAAGAAGATAATAAGGATGCTCGTGTAGATGAATTATCTGCGTGGGATGAGTCCAGATTGACTGGATTCAGTGACGCTCTAGCAGCAATGCCAGAGCCAAGCAACGATGTCGAAAGGTCTTTCGGTAAAGGAAAAACAGCTGAAGAAGGCGAAGTTCCAGAAACAGAAAGAAAGTTCGGTATGAAAATGGTAAAGGGTAGAATTACATTAAACCCTTCATACTATAAGGAGAAATAAAAATGGCAACAGAAATTTTAATAAATGACGGTGGAGCACCAGCACGTATATTACCATATACAACCGCTGAAGCAATCACTGCAGGAGACGCATGTTCATTGAGTACTGCTGGACTCCTACAAAAAGCAGATAGTGACGATACTGGCTTTGATTTCGCATATGTTGGAGTAGCTTTGACAGACGCAGCATCCGGTGCTGTAGCTTCAGTAGTTACTGGTGTAGGAGTAATCCTAAACATCAACTGTGACGATTTAGGAGCAGGTGTCGCTCTAATGATGGGAGCAACCGAAGGTCGATTGACCACAGCTACAAATGCTGCAGGTGCACCAAAATGCCAAGCTGTAACGTTAGAAGATAACGCAGCCGCAGGATTGACAAAATGTCAAACCCTCTAAGGAGATATAAATGGTAGACGCAACATCCGGTCTTTTAACGACACTAAACACAGGGTCAGTTGACGGTGGAGTAGGTGAGAGAGTACTTATTGACTACAAAGAAGCAATCATGGACTATAAAGTCGCAGAGCTTCCAGTCATGTCTTTCTTCGCTGAACCAATGACAACTGAAACTGGTGGTAATATTGATATTACTTTAGCAAAACCTAGCATGAAGCTAGAAAGAATAAACGAAGGAACAACTCCTGAATACCAACACACAAAGCTACGCTCCGAGCGTGTCTCTGTGAACGAATGGGGTATTGCAGTAGGTGTTACCCGAAGAATGATTGAAGATTCAAGATTCAATGAAGTAGAGATGGCTTTGAATGAAGCCCGCAGAGCTGTAGACAGACATATGACTGACCACGTTGTTCAAGTCATTTTCGGTGCTAACGCAGCAAACACAGACTACGGAACAATCGCAATCGATGAAACTACAAACGAAACTGCAATAGATGCTTTCGCTACGAACCCACAATCTGGTTTCTATGGTGCAGGTATGGTAGCAGCAGACATAGATGCTTCAGACAAGCGTGTAGATTCATACGGTAACGAATCATCAACAAGATTGATTAGGAACTCATACATCAGAGCTGCTGGTGATACTGCAGGAGACTTAGCTCTCTCAGATATTACTGAAGCTATTGATAGAGTAGCAACACGTGGATACAACGCATCACACTTGTTCATCTCCCCAGCTCACTACAAGTCTTTATTAGACTTAGGTGACTTTGTAACTGCTTTCACGGCAGGACAAGGAGAAGCAGGTGGTGCAGCTAACCCAACACAAGCCGCTATGATGCCCGGAAGCCCAGTCGCTCAGACTGCTTCAAGTGGAGTCGTCGGTTCTATATATGGATTAACTGTAGTTGTTAACGCATATGTTCCATCAACAAGATTTGGTACTTTTGACCTTTCAACAAAACCTATGGTTTACGTAGAAAGAAGACCTCTCACTGTAGAAGAAGCCAATCCCGGATTCGGTATTGTCGGTTCCTACATGTCTATGAGATATGGTCTAAAGGTTGTCAGACCTGAAGTTGGAATAATTTCAATTAACGGAGCTACTGGTTAAGCTTAGTTGATTAGCCTTCGGAGAGCTGGCGATGAAATGCTCTCCACTTTATATTAATTAAAGTGTTATAGTCGCATGCCTTGGGAAAGGTCTTCTATGGTGATTATAATTTTTTCATTAAAAGGAGATAAAATATGGCAGGATATAAATTCGGCAATAAAGCAAATTTCGGAGATAATTCAACTCTCTCTGGAAGCTTCCAATATGTTTTTGGAAGTGGGAATAGCAATTCGGCTGACTATGCAATGGTCGGGGGGATAAATAATACAGTAGCTGCAACTGCTGAAGAAAGTTTAGTATGGGCTTCAGGAACTACAGTTTCTGGTTCAAACAATATAGTTGGTGGTTCAGACCATATTATTCCGAACGCTTGTGATAACAATATAATAGGTGGTTATGCTTGTAGTGGTCAATATGGTGCTATGGATTACAACATTTTAGTTGGAAGTAATTGTGTTTCATCTTGTAGAGGAAACTTAACATATGGAAGAGATAATATCAACGACTGGGAGCAAATGGGAATGGGATACCATCAAGTTGGTGGAAGAAGTAATACAATATCTGGTTCATACTATGGTATAACTGTTGGAACAGGTAACATAGGGCCTGAAGAATTCAGATGTGGATTACAAATAGGACAAGAGGGTTTAGCTCCTAATGTTAAAGCCGGAGCTATAACAACTTCAGCCGGAAAATTTGCAGCAGTTGGAGATGCTCAATTAACATCACACCTTGTATACAGAGGTCAAACAACTAATAATACAGCTACTGTAATTTACAATAATGCTAGCTCTTCTTATAAATGGGTTTTAGCAGCAAACGACAGTGTGTTAGTTAAAGCAACAGTTATAGGAAGAAAAGCAGGAGATGCAGGACAAACTGCGGCTTATGAAGTTATCGCTACTTTCAAAAACCAAGGTGGAACTTCAACTATTGGAACTACTGGTGTAACCAAGAGAGTTCTTAACGAAGACACTGGTACAACTAACTACGATGCTACATTAGCAGTAAATGACACGTTAGATACATGGGAATTAAAGGTAACAGGTGACACTGGTCACAACGTTAACTGGATGGCCAACGTAGAGGTATTAAAGCTTAACATAGCTTAAGGAGATTAAATATGGCAGGATATAGATATGGTAAG